TCACACAAACTCAAAACGTAGTATCATTTGCTGATGGTTTACCGTCAACAAGTTATGCTGTAATTGATAGTGGTTACAAATATATGTACGATAGATACAATGACGTTTACAGATTTGTACCTCTTAACGGAGATACTGCTGGTCTTTGTGCTAGAACTGATAGTATTGCAGACGCTTGGTTTTCACCAGGTGGATTCAATAGAGGTCAAGTTAGAGGTGCTGTTAAATTAGCATTCAATCCAAACCAAACTCAAAGAGATGAATTATACAAATCTAAAGTAAATAGTGTTGTATCATTTCCTGGACAAGGTACTGTATTGTTTGGTGATAAAACTGCTCAATCTAAACCTAGTGCTTTTGACAGAATAAATGTTAGAAGATTGTTTATTGTTTTAGAAAAGGCTGTTTCTACTGCTGCTAAATTTCAACTATTTGAATTCAATGACGAATTCACTAGAGCACAATTTAGAAATCTAGTAGAACCTTTCCTAAGAGATGTACAAGGTCGTAGAGGAATCACAGACTTTTCAGTAGTTTGTGACGATACAAATAATACTGGAGATGTTATTGATAGAAATGAATTCAGAGCTGATATCTTTATCAAACCTGCACGTTCTATTAACTTCATCCAACTTAACTTTATTGCTACAAGATCAGGTGTATCCTTTTCTGAAGTAGCAGGATCTTAATAGAGAGGAGATAAAATAAAATGCCAAATATAAATGACTTCAAATCTCGTTTAAGAGGCGGTGGGGCGAGAGCCAATCAGTTTAAGGTAACTTTACCTTTTCCTGGTTACGCTGCAGTAGGTGGTGAAACATCTGATCTAGCTTTCTTATGTAAAGCAACTGCTATACCTGGACAAACAATAGGTAATATACCTATTGACTTTAGAGGAAGAAAACTTAATATCGCTGGGGATCGAACTTTCGAACCTTGGACAATTACGGTATTAAATGATACTGACTTTAAATTGTACAGAGCATTTGAAAGATGGATGAATGGTATAAACAATATGACTGACAACGAAGGTATCGCAAATCCTGCTGATTATCAAGTTGATGGTTTCATTGACCATTTAGACAGAAACGGATCAACTCTAAAGTCTTACACTTATAGAGGACTGTTTCCAACTGCTTTAGGAAATATTGATTTGAACTATGCAACTAATGACGCTATTGAGGAATTTAGTGTAACGTTCAACTTCCAATACTTCGAAACAGATACGACTACATAATATACTTAATAAGTTAAATCGAAAAGGAAAATTATAATATGGTAAAACTACTTGGGTTCGAGATAACAAGAAAAGATGATGATCTGGAGAAGCCGGCGAAAGCCAAACAGGCTTTCACTATCCCTTCTCCAGATGACGGTACAACTACTATATCTGCTGGTGGATACTTTGGCCAATACTTGGATATGGAAGTTACTGCCAAGAACGACTTTGATTTAATCAAAAGATATCGTGAGATCAGTCAGCATCCTGAATGTGATACGGCGATAGAAGATATAATCAATGAGGTTATCATATCTAATGAAAGAGATTCGGCTGTTTCTTTATCACTAGATAAACTTGCTATTTCAGACAATATAAAAACAAAAATTAGAGATGAGTTTGATGAAGTCTTACGACTATTAAACTTTGATGAAAAAGGTTTCGATATCTTTAAAAGATGGTATATTGACGGAAGAATTTACTTCCACAAGGTAATCGATCCTACTAGTCCTCGAAAAGGAATTACAGAAGTTAGATACATTGACCCTAGAAAAATTAAAAAGGTTCGTGAGATAACTAAAAAAAGAGATAATAAAGGCAAAGGTATTGAAGTTATAGAACAAACTGCCGAATGGTTTGTATATAATGAAAAAGGAATGTCTTCAGCAAATTCTAATGCTGGTATAAAGATTTCTTCTGATTCAATTACCTATGTTACTTCTGGTGTTGTAGATCAAACTAGAAATATGGTTATGGGTCACTTGCATAAAGCAATTAAACCTACTAATCAATTAAGAATGATTGAAGACGCTGTTGTTATTTACAGAATAGTAAGAGCACCAGAAAGACGAGTATTCTATGTTGATGTAGGAAACTTACCGAAGGTAAAAGCAGAATCATATCTTCGTGATGTGATGGCAAGATACAGAAACAAACTTGTATATGACGCTTCAACTGGTGAGATAAGAGATGACAGAAAACATATGTCAATGCTTGAAGACTTTTGGCTACCTCGTAGAGAGGGTGCAAAAGGAACTGAAGTATCTACATTACCTGGTGGTCAAAATCTAGGTGAGATTACAGATGTTCAGTACTTTCAAAAGAAACTTTACAAGGCATTGAATGTACCGATTTCAAGAATGGAATCAGAAGCAGGTTTCAATCTTGGTAAGGCTGCCGAAATTACTAGAGATGAATTAAAGTTTACTAAATTCATTCAACGATTGAGAAAAAGATTTACACAAGTCTTTGGCGATATACTAAAGTCACAATTGATTTTAAAAGGTATCATCACAATCGAAGATTGGCAGAAGATACACAATCATATTCAGTATGATTATCTGAAAGATGGATATTTTGCTGAATTAAAAGAAGCAGAGATTATGCGAGAAAGATTAAGTCTTGCACAAGAAGTAAGTCCTTATGTAGGAAAATATTACTCTATTGATTACATAAGAAAGAAAGTATTAAGACAAAGTGACGAAGATATAATTGAAATTGATAATCAGATTGCTGATGAAATTAAACAAGGTATTATCGCCTCACCTGAGGGACAGTCTATGGATAATGATGATGATAATGCTGATATAAATATAGGAGATGAATAATTATGCCAAATGATAATGTAAAAGATATGGTTAATTCACTTGCGAGTGGTGACAATATTAAAGCTCAAGACGCATTTAAGAATGCTTTGTCTGACAAAATCGGACAAGCACTTGATGATAAAAGACAAACAGTTGCTACGGACTGGTTAAATAGTGCTCAAGATCAAGAAGCAATAAAAGACGCTAGTGGATTAGACGCTGGTGCAAGTAGTGTTGTTACACCAGGACAAGAATCACCTGTTGAAGAACCTGTTGCTGATGAAGTTGAGATAGATCAAGGTGGAGAAGATGTTGAACCAGCTGTCGTTCCAGAAGTTTAAATCATCTTTAACAGAGATGAAGGAAGACAGTCCTAAAGAAACTGCGGAGTTTAAGAAATTATCTCCTGCAGAAAGACAGGCGGTGAAAGATGTATTTACTATGTTAGGTAATACCAAAGGTGAGATCATAAGTAAGATTGAAGGTATTATCAAACAAGTAGCAAAAAAAAGAAACGTTAAAGTGTCTGCTATAGAAGATTACTTTGACAACGAAATATTAAGTTAAAGGAAATAAAAAATGGCAATTGCAACAAGAACACTCAAAGATACGGTAGTAGAAACTGGTGGTGGTGCGTCAGGTGGTAAAGTTACCATTCTAGTAAACATGGATGATAACACAACTGCTGACTCAAACATATTAGACGCAAGTGGATTATCTGGACATGCTAACGGTGCAAAATTAGATATCACTAGAATATGGTGGTCTTTAGTACAAGGTACTGCTGACGATAATACAGGTCATGTACAGATACAATTTAAAGGTGCTGATACAGATACTATCGCAATTCAACTTGCTGGTACAGGTCACTATGATGGTACTGCTGGTAAAATTACGAATAACGCAACTAACACGACAGCTACTTCAGGCGACCTAGAGTTGTCTGCATTAGGAACTTCTGGTAGTGTTATTATCGAATTAAGAAAAGACGAAAACTTTACAGCGTAATTCTTATGACGATTGCGAATACAAAGGTTGTGGATTCCACTTCTAAATACATTGTTCAATCAAAAGGTATTGGAAGTGAAACCGACCAGATAGTAGTTGACGCTGAAAAACTTACAAGTGGTAATAATAAATCATTAGTAAGTTTAATAGAATGTTATTATATAATTAAAGGCACAGGAACAATAACTTTAAGTGCCTCTAGTGAAGAAAACGATTTGACTTTGACTGGTAAAGGTAAGTATGGATTACGACCCGATCAATTAAAGTTTGGTAACGATAAACAAATATTATTAACAACTGATTCAAATGTAGAGAGTTATTTGTTAGTGACAGAATTTAGGAGAAATAATTAATGGCTGACGTAGTAACAAGTCAAACGATTGTAGATACATCTGGTACAAAAACTGTGATGAAGTTTACAAATATATGTGATGGTTCAGGTGAAACGCTTGTGACTAAAATGGATGCGAGTGCTTTGACTTTCATGACCGAAGATGCTAATAGAACAATTGCAAAAATTTGGTGGGCGATTAATACTACCAATGGTAAATCAGGAGTAGAATTATTGTGGGCAGGTAGCGGAACAAGCGCTGCTAATGCAACAATAGGATTCTTTTCTGGAAGAGGTTATCACGATTACTATACTTCAGGTAATAGTATTCCGAACAATGCAACACTAACAGCAAACACAAGTCCTGCTGGTGATGTGTTAATTTCAACAAAAGGATTTGTTGCAGGTGATAATTATACTATCATCATTGAAGTAAGGTAAACAAAGAGAAGGTGGAGAGAACATGAAACTAATAACAGAAACAATAGAAGATATCGAAGTATTAACTGAAGCAACCTCTAACGGTGGCAAAGCATACAAGATAAGAGGTGTCTTTATGCAAGCGGATATTAAGAACCGTAATGGTCGTGTTTATCCTGTACAGACTCTTGCTAAAGAAGTTAATAGATATAACGAACAATTTATAAACAAGAAACGTGCTTTCGGTGAACTTGGACATCCTGACGGACCTACAGTTAACCTTGAAAGAGTTTCACACATGATTACTAGTCTAAAACCAGAAGGTAAAAACTTCATAGGTGAGGCTAAGATAATGGATACTCCGTATGGTAAAATCGTTAAAAATTTAATTGACGAAGGTGCTCAATTAGGTGTATCATCAAGAGGTATGGGATCAATACAAGGCAGTACTGTCGGTAAAGATTTCTATCTTGCTACTGCGGCTGACATAGTTGCAGATCCGTCTGCTCCAGACGCTTTCGTAGAAGGTATTATGGAAGGCAAAGAGTGGGTATGGGACAACGGTGTACTGAAAAGTATGGAAGTTGAAAGATACAAAGAACAAGTAGAGAAAACGAAACGAGCCGAATTGGCAGAAACTAAAGCCTCTATTTTTAACGACTTTTTAACTAAACTTAAATAACCTACGCAGCTCATACGATTTGCGAAGGATTAAGATGGTTAATTATATAAATAATAATAACTAAAATTTAAATTTAAATTTTTACTAATAATCAAGGAGAGACCGAATGTCAGATACTATAAAAGAGGTAGAAAAGTTAGAGGAAGTTAATGCGGCTGTAAAAGACGCTGCCCCTGGCGAAGCTACTCACCTTAAAAATGACGCAGTTGATATGGGCGCTCCAGTTGTAAAACCAACTGACAGTAATCCAGATGCTGCTTCTAAGGCAAAGCAAAATACTTCGGATCCAGCTAAGAAAAGTGCTAAAGATGGTTCTTTAGAAAACGATCAAAAACCTAAATCTTCTATGAAAGAAGAAGAAGTTGAAGCAACAGAAGATAAAGAAGTTGTTGCTGAAGACAAAGTAGAAGAAACAAAAGAAGTTGAGATCGACTTATCTGCTGACGTTAAGGCATTAGTTTCAAGTGACGCTGATTTATCTGAGGAATTCAAAGATAAAGCTGCAACAATTTTTGAAGCTGCTGTTAAGACAAGAATCCAAGAACAAACTAAAATCCTTGAGGCACAGTACGAAGAAAAACTTTCAGCTGAAACTGAAACA